CGCAAATACGGAATAGATAAAAGCTAAACTGCTGATTTAACTCGTTACCCATTCCGTGTTTTTGTTATTCCGCTTAATCGTAGTGTTAGGCGCTTAAAGCCTTTGATACTTTATTTTACCACCTTTACCCCTGTTGCCACCTCTGAATGTATTGCATCTTTCAGGGATAATCACGCACTCAGGGTATTCAAGTTTAACTGGTGGATGCAACACAATATCATTAGTTATTAATCTTTCTTTTAATTCGTCGGATTCCTTTATATCATCATCGCATAGCACAACAAGTTCATGCCCCATATTGGATAATGCTAAACTAAGAGCCATTGTGTCACTGCTGTTTCCAATTATTCCTATTTTCATATCAGTACCTTTATCTTAAAAACGCCTAACAACAAATTCAATCGGAATTTAACAGTTCGCTACGCTCTCAAAACGTTAAATCCGTTTAATATAAAAGGTTAGGCGGTTATCGCACTACTCTCTATCTCGTACCTTGGGTCATATTCAACAAACATATTTACCGTGAATAAAATACCTTTCCCATCTTCTACGTACAATGTGAATTTATGATCGCTTTCTTCGCATATTTCGTGATTTTCTTCGGCAAATGTTTCTGCGGCATTATTTACCGTATCTGCATCAACAGTCTCTAAATCATCTTTGTAATAACCTACTTTAAACATATATTTATCTCCATTAGTTACCGCCTAACAACACGCTCAAAAGGAGCGCTAACAGTTAGTTGTTTATTAAAAATAGTGCGGTGTTAGCGCCCTCTTAGCTCTAGGTTAGTTTGCTTTTGGTGGTTCAGGTAATGGGTTTGCGATCATCCAGTGACTCGGCGCAGTGTCATTAAATTCAAAATCATCATATTCTTTATCGTCCCAGCATTCATGATGGATATTCCAAGGTCTTTCGATTACTTGGTTATTTATAAATATATAACAATCTATGTGATGATTATCTTCATGCAAACTATCAAATCTAGTTGGCAGTCTTTCTTTTGTTTGTATCCAATCGGCTTTGATTCTGTATTCGCAGTTATTGCGAACATAATCAAAATCATCACCCAAATCAACCCAGCCAACAATACTGTTAACTTGTAATAAACCAGCCTTACCAGCATCTTTAATTTCTTTTGGTGCGCTACCATCTTCTGTACAGCTAAATATATCGGTCATTTGTATTATCCTTTTTCGTTTAAAATGTAGTGTCATCAGCAAAACTAACAACACGTATCAAAGGAATTTAAACAGTTTGTTGTTTTTTGCTAGTTCAGTTGTCAACTAATACTTTACAACTGGTTTCGTTTAAATCCTCTGTACTAAGGGTTAGTTTGCTTTATCTGGCAATGTACCGTCATGTATTTTTCTTGATAATTCAGCGCCAAACAATATACCTGCGAAATACATTAACGGGTGTCCTATACAGTTATGTACAAACCAATTTTTATATAATTTATTCATCTTATCACTCACTTATCTGTTGGTGTTGTCAGCAAAACTAACAACAATTTCAAAAAGACAAAAACAGTCTGTTCGGTTTTCATAACTGTCTTTGTCCTTGGTTTTTGCTTCTTAAATAAAAGGTTATGTTACTAAGCCAATATGGGTATTCAATAGCTCATCCCCATCTCCAAGAAGGCGGTCTATCCACTTTTTAACTTCTTTTAACTTTATGTCGTTAGAGAAGTTAGCTTCAAAATTTACAACCTCGCCATATAAGCTATTATCTTTTACTTTTAAGGTTACTTTAATCATTTTATCTCTACCTCATCCCATAAGCCGTTAAGTATCATTATCCGTAACCAATAACCAAATAGCCTTCTTCCGTGTTTTCTGCTGCCATCCCTATATATCACGCTGGCTGCTTTGTAGTCATTGCGATTTACAGCAACCCAACAATCATTTAAAACTTCCTGTCTTTTACTAATCATTCTATCAATCCTTTTCAGTGGCGGTAACATAACAAGGTTTTCAATCGGGACAGTAAACTGCCCATTAAAACGAGGTTATATTGCCTATTTATCTTTTCCATTCTGCGCGCAATTCATTTATAGCTCTTTTTTTAGAGTGATATACACGCAGCAAGCTAAACACAGGAAATAGCGGTATAACGATCACTAAACCAAGCAGCTCTCCTAGTGTTACATCTTGTACAGGCTGCTTTATTATGTGCTTGATCTCTGTAAAAAGGAGTTTTGCGCTATACATAAACATCTGAACAAATGTTTTATTATATGTCGCTAAATCACTATTACCCAAAGGCTCATAATAATCTGTCATCAGGGCTTCTTGTGTTCTTTTTTGTACATACTGATCTAGTTCGTTCATTCGTTTCTGCTCCCGTGTAATCGGTAACATAACAACGCCGTGCAAGTCGGACTACTAACAGTTGGTTTTCCTTGTTCATTTTCCATTTTATCTAACTCCTGAATTCTTAATTAATGTTGCGATTACAATCCGTAACCGCTTAACGCAAAAGGTTATGTGTTTAATTATCTTTTTGGGCAAGGTTTCGGGTTGTTTGGTTTTGTTGTTGGCTTTTTAGGTTTGTGCATCTTTCTTTCTCCATTGTTTTAACCTGCAATTATTGCAACAGTATTTAGCTCTTATAGTGCCGTAAAATAAATTGTCACATTCTTTATTCTGGCACTTCTTTTCTGTAATCATGGGTAGAGTGTAACGCGGTTTCGTTTCAAGCCAAGGCTTTTTATACAAATAAACTAGCTGTTTTGCAATAGGCGATTAAACGGCATATACTACAATCAACTAGCAATACCCATGTATATTAATGAAAACTGGAATAATCATGTAATGGCTCATACAGAAGACGAGAACGGCTTTATACATATTAAAGACAATCCCATTTCTAAGAGTGGCGTTTTTCAGTATTTAGGTTCTAATATATCCCCTGATTTAGAACCTGATAAAATTTATGATGTTTGGCGTCCTGAAGAAGAATTAAACAATCCTGAAACTATTGAATCGTTCAAACTTGCTCCGTGGATCCCTTATCATGAAATGTTAGGAGATAAATACACGAACGCTGAAGAAGTTGGCGTCCAAGGTGTTACGGGTGAAGATGTTTATTATGAGAACGGAACTCTTTTTTCAAATTTGAAATTATTTGGTAATAACTTAAAGCAATCAATAAAAGACGGCTTGAAAGAATTATCTTGTGGTTTTGGTTGCGTGTGGCAAGTTATTGACGGTGTAACACCTGAAGGTAAATCATACCAAGCAAAACAGACCAGAATTCGCGGTAACCATTTGGCATCAGTTCCTAACGGACGGATGGGAAAGAAGGTTGCTGTTGCAATGGATAGGGCGACCTTCGCTCTTGATAACTTAAACCTTAAACCAAATGGTGAAGATATGGATCTTAAAGAGGCACTAGCCAAGATTAAAGAGTTAGAGGCCAAGGTGGCTGCTAGCGACAAATCAGCACAAGACATGAAAAAAGAAGAAGGCGCTGAAGATAAAAAGCCTGAAAAGGGCGTTGATCCTTTCCCTGATAAAGATGATAAGAAATCAGGTATGGATTCAAGAGAATTCGGTATTATGTTAACTAAAGCCCTTGATGAAGCGATTGCACCACTTAAAGCAGAAATTAAAGAAATTAAATCTTCTGCTGTCGATGCTAATGACGTTGTAAAGTCTATTGCTGAAAAAAACGCGTTAGCTGATAAAGCCTCTGTTGTTGTTGGTGCGTTTGATCATAGTGATATGGACAAACAGGCTGTTGCAAAATACGCTCTTGATAAAATCGGCATGGCTTGCGATTCTGGAAAAGAAGTTTCAACATTAAATGGCTACCTTGCCGCTAGAAAGCAACCTCTTTTTGTTGTTGACAATGCACAAGACGAAGCCGCTGATACACACTCAAAAGCTTTGGGGTTATAACATGACACAGAAAATTGTATCAAATAAAGCGCTTGGCACTGGTGTTGCTGGCGAATTCTATTCAACTGAACCACAGCGCACACGCGGTAAGATTTTAGCTTCGGCTAATGCCGCATTGAATTTAATTGCTGTTGCAGTTACTCAAGTTGCTGGTGAAGAAGATCAAGTTGGTGTTGCTGCTTCTGCTGTATTCGCCGGAATTCTTGGTTCACCTAAATCATTGCAACGTGTGGGGTTGGATGCTCAAACTGCTGTACCTAACGGAACGGCTGTTGAATGTATCTTGCAAGGTTACGTTATTGTTAACCTTCCCGCTGCCGCTGCAATTGGTGATCTCGTTTACTTTAACGACACTACAGGATTATTAAGTACTGCTGCTCCGGCTGCAACTGCTCCGGCTGGTACTTCTCGCGTTGCTGGTGGTACTGTACAAATACGAAACGTTGCCGCTGCTGGTCTTGGTATTATTTACCTTGATTCTGCTGGCGATAAAACCGAACCAGCATAGGAGCTGATTAAATGACTAAAATTATTCACACTCGTCAAGCTCGCGACTCAAAGAGTATGGGCGGCGTTGCTTTAGATGAAGCACAATTAAATGGATTGGCAAGAGATCCTAAAGCATTAGCTAAATTAGGTATTGGCATGGATAGCAAATTTGCTAAAACTGCCGTTGCTCTTGCTATGGATGCGGGGATTGTTACACCTGTAACGCCAAGCGCAATGGGAACTCCTGTTCAATTCTTACAAGAGTTTTTACAAGGTGTTGTTCATATACTTACCACTGCTCGACGTGGTGATGTATTGGCCCCGTTGGTTACCGCTGGCAATTGGCACGATGAAGAGATCATTCAAACTATTCTTGAACATCTTGGAACACCTGAACTTTACAAAGATCACGGTGATATTCCGGTTACATCTTGGAATCAAACTTTTGATCGCCGAACCATTGTACGTTTTGAACTTGGCTTGCAGGTCCAAAAGCTTGAAGAAGCTCGCGCCGGTGAAACACAAGTTAATTCAGCACAAGAAAAACGTGCCGCTGTTGCTCTTGCGTTTGAAATCTTGCGTAATGACATTTTCTTTAATGGTTATAATGACGGCGCAAACCGTACTTACGGCTTCTTAAATGATCCCAACCTTCCCGCTTTCGTAACTGTTGCGGTTGGTGCTGGCGCTACAACTGAATGGTCAACAAAAACGGTTGCTGAACGTGTTACTGATATTGTTACTGCTGCTTCTGCTTTGCGTAAACAATCAGGTTCACAAGTAGACCCTGAATCAATGGCGTTAAAACTTGCTGTTGCTTCTGGCGTTAAAGACTTGATGAATGAATCAGACGCTTCATTTTCAAACGGTATGACTGTTAACGAATGGCTAACTAAAAACTATCCAAACATTACAGTTGAATCAATACCTGAATTTGATGAAGCTAACGGTGGTGATAACGTATTTTATTTATACGCTATTAATGTAACTGGTTCTGGTACGGATGATGGTAATACTGTTATTCAAATCTGCCCTTCTAAAATGCAAGCTTTAAACAGTGTTACAACTGTTAAAGGCTACGAAGAAGGTTACACCAATGCAACTGCTGGTTGTTACGTTAAACGCGGTTATGCGGTTTATCGTGGTACAGGTATTTAATCTTAAACTTGTCTTATTAGGGGGCTTCGGCTCCCTACTTTTAAACGGTGCTTATTATGTCAAAACTAATTTCAATATTCTCAACACTATCAAATGATCAATCTTTCCCTACCTACATTAAGCGTAAAGGTGTAAAGGTTTCAGCTGCAAAAGTTTCAACTGCTATTTTAATAAAAGGCGGGGCTAACGTAGCAAACAAACACCATATAACAGATAAATTTGTGGAAACTACGGTTTCTGAAGAAGAATTTAAGCAACTTGAAGAACACCCAGTATTCAAGCGCATGATTGAACGTAAATTCTTTTCTTTAAAAAAGCCGACTGAATCAAAAAAAGATAAAGCTGCACCTCTTGATGCAGACGATATAAAAGCGAAAAACGCAAAAGCAACAGTTGTTACTAATACCGAAACACCCGAGTATTAACCATGACAATTGAACTTGATATAGCATCATTCAGAACAAACTTCCCTGCTTTCGGTAGTGAAACTGATTATCCTGAAATGAGATTGAATTCTCAATATGCTATTGGTAAATGTTACATCGCTGATAATGATTGTACATTACCTGAAGAGTGCCGAGAATATGCATTACAATTAATGCTTGCTCACTTACTTAAAATTCAAGATTCAATTTCATCAGGTGGCCCAACAAATATCGTTACTTCTGCTACTGAAGGAAGTGTTTCGGTTTCTTTGTCTGAGCCACCAAATCCCGACACATGGACATATTGGTTTAGTTCGACTCCTTACGGAATGCAATTAGTTTCTATGCTTGATGCTAATAGTGTTGGTGGTTTTTATATTGGTGGAAGCGAAGAACGCCGAGGTTACAGAAAAATCAACGGTGGCTTTTAATGGCTCGGGTTACTGTTAATAAAACAGCATTAACAAACCTTAGTAAAGCCATGGAAGGAGCTAACAATAAAAGCTTGCAGGTTGGTTGGCTTGAGTCTGCAAAGTATGACGATGGAACGCCAGTTGCAGGGATAGCCGCTCAAAACGAATACGGAAACCCTAAACTAAGCATCCCACCACGGCCATTTATTAGACCAACAATAGAAAATGAAAGTGAATCATGGGCTGGTGTTGCTGACCAAGGCGCAAAAGCCTTTTTAAGTGGTAAGGCTTCAATCACTCAAGTGTTAAATGCTATTGGTTTAAAGTCCTCTGCTGATATTAAAAATTCAATTGTTAATGGTAGCTTTGTTGAATTATCCCCTATAACAATTGCTTTAAGAAAAATAAGAAATGATGATAAATACAAAATCGGTGGCGCTCTTGTTGGTTCGGTCGCTAGTGCTATTGCAGATGGTCAAACTGGTGCTGGTCAATTGGGCGATCAGTCATTTGGTAATAAAGATCCGTTAAGAGAAACGGGTTATATGATAGCCACACTTTCCCACGAGGTTTTTTGATGAATAACTTTGGATTCAACTTGCTTGCTACTGCTCAATCAGTAATTGGCAAGCAAGATTATCAAATAGTGAAATGGTTATCTAAAACAGAAAATGAAATTGGTTTTGATGTTGATTCTTATAGTGTACCAGAACCAAGAACAGGAGGTGTTCAACCGGTAGCAAGAAGCAAGTATCAAAACTTAGGTTTGGACTTTTCAAAAATTTACATTCAAATATGGGATGTAGAATTAATCGACGTATTAAGCAGAAGTGAAAACGCTGATCAGATAATTTTCAATGGTGGTAAATACAAAGCTTTACCTGATCTTGATTGGTCTTCTTCTGGTAGTTGGAATAGTGTTTTATGTGTAAGGATTTCTAATGCGTGATAATGATTTATTTAAAGTAATTATTGCTGAATTAAAATCACTACTAGCCGGTGAAAATCTTTCTGATGTAAAGATAAAGCAATCTTATCAGCCAACACAGCAATCAGTATCAAATGAAAGACGAATATTTATACATAAGGTTACCAACCCTCAAGTTGGATCGGGACTTATCTATAAAGTAACTAAAAGAACACAGCAAAATTTAAAACGTGCCTCATTTCAATTTGATGCACTTGCACAACAAGATCCGAGCGACATTAACAGTTTGACCGCTTCGGATATTTTAACCACTGCTGCCGACCTATTACAAAGTTATGACGCAGTAAGGAATTTTCGAGATAATGGTGTTAATATTGAGCGGGTAACAGATGTTAGACCAAGTTATTTTATAAATGATAAAGATAGAAATGAATTTTCACCTTCTTTTGATTTGACTGTAACTTATAAGCATGATTACGAAAAAGAAATCCCTAGTATTAGCGGGGCTACCACTAACCTACATGGTGTGTAATAACTATGAGTATAAATAGTAACAAATATGTACAAATAACGTCCGGCGTTGGTGGGGCTGCTGCTGTTAGCGCTCGCGAATTGCTGAACAGAATTTTCACAACAAACGAACTTGTTCCTACAGGATCGGTTTTAAAGTTTAGCGACTTAGAATCAGTTTTAGATTATTTCGGTTCGAGTTCTGAAGAATACAAGCGAGCGGCGTTTTACTTTGGTTTCGTATCAAAATCAATTACTTCACCTAGCAACATTAACTTTGCTCGCTGGGCTGATGCTGACACTTCTGCTCAAGTCTTTGGTGTTAAAGCTGGGACACTTGCAGAATTAAATTTAATTACTGCAGGTGCTATAAAGATAATTCTTGCTGGTGTTGATGGTGATATTGTTGTTGATTTTAGTGTGGATGCTAGTTATGCAGATGTTGCAAGCGAATTGCAAACTAAAATCCAAGCATTAGGTGGTACGTTTGCCGCAACAACCGTTGTATACAATGCATTAAAAACTCAATTTAACCTTGATACCAATGGCACTGCTGATGGAACTATTGCTATTACTGGCTTGGCTGCTGTTCTTGGTCCTGTTGGATGGGATTCGACAGCTGCATTTAGTGACGGTATTGCAACTCAATCAATTACTGATGTATTAACTAGTTCAACTGATCTAACTAATGATTTTGGCTCTTACTTGTTTATTGATACATTAACGATTGCACAGGTTGAAGAATCTTCAATATGGAATGTTACGCGTAACAATGAGTTTCAATATCACGTTCCTGTTTTATTGGCAGACACTCAAGCTTATTTTGATGCGCTTAATGGTTACGCTGGAACAGGTGTGACACTTTATGATGCGGCTAACGTTGATGAATACCCCGAAATGCTTCCTTGTTCTTTACTTGCTAGTCAAGACTTTAGTAAAACCGGCGCTGTTGCAAATTACATGTATGTTCAAGATAGCCGCTTAACTCCTGCTGTAACAGATACGACTGAATCAAACAATCTTGATTTAATTCGTATTAATTATTATGGTCAAACGCAAGAAGCAGGTTCACAAATTAGCTTTTATCAACGCGGTACATTAATGGGTGGCTTGACTGATCCTGTAAAAATGGGCGTATATGCTAACGAACAATGGCTAAAGGCTGATTTAAAAGCTGAATTCTTAAATATGTTTTTAGCAATGCCTATTGTTTCAGCTGATGATATTGGTAAAGCAACAGGGACTTCTTATCTTTCAATAGTGATAAATAAGGCCATTGTTAACGGTTCTATTTCTCAAGGTAAAAAATTAACTACAACACAAATTCAATACATCAATCAAATTTCAGGCCGTGATGATGCTCATTTTGAAGTTGCTAGTAAAGGTTACTGGTTTACTGTTGAAATCAGTGAAGAAACAAATAACGCGGTAACTGAGTATTTCTTGGATTACACTTTGATTTATGCCAAACGTGATGCAGTTAATAGCGTTAAAGGCCGTCACATTTTAATATAAGGGGTTTTTAATGCCTGATTTATCACACTTCGGGACGGTTGCCACCATTACGGCGAGCAATACGTTACCTATACCAGCACCGATTACGCATTTTGCAGATGATGCAGACGGTATGGATTTACCAGAAATGACCATTGCCGACATGGTAATGGGAACTAATGGTGATGCTGTAACATGGACAACTGCGGCACCAATTGAATTGTCTTTAAACTTAATTCCTAATACGTTAAGTCACTTAACCATGAATATACTTTTTGAAGCTAATAGAGCCGAAAAAGGAAAGCTTCCTGCACGTGATGAAATAACGCTTATTAGAATTGCACCTGATCTTTCAACGTTAACATTAACAGGTGGTAAAATTATTAGTGGGACGCCAGCCACTTCAATGGCTTCTTCTGGTAGACTTAAAACGGCGGCGTACAAATTACGTTTTGCTAGAATGTTATATACTCCTTCACCGGATTCAGTACTTAACATTTAAAATCTTTGGTTACTAGCTAGGCAATCATGAGCCGAAAGAGTCGCGCCGGACTTTGCTAGTAATTAATTTTAATCGGTGCGACATATAAAGGTGAATTATGTCAACTCAAGCAATGCCACAAATAAAACCATTAGAAGTTACGATCAAATCAATTGATGATGGTGAAAAAGAATTCAGAATATCTCGCGTTCCTGCTACACAAGGACGAGAAATATTTACTCAGTATATGCCAACCGCAATGCCTAAAATTGGCGATTACAAATCAAACGAAAAATTAATGAAAATGTTAATGTGTTTTGTTGATGTAAAAGCGGCTGATGGTTCTTGGATACGACTAGACAACGAAGTTATTTTAAATTCTCATGTTA